GATAGAGTGCTTATTGAACTCGCTCGAATAGGTTTAGTCAATCCCGATAAGTTAATTAATATGAACTCAGCTACAGTTAAAACTGATGCTACTGATGATGATTTAAAAGCAATAGCATCTGTTAAAGTTAAGACTTCATCTTTTGACAATGGCGAAACTGTTGAAAGAGAAATTAAACTTTACGATAAGATAAAGGCTCTGGAACTACTAGGAAAGCACTTAGGTATGTTTAGTGATAAATTAGAGATTAAAGGTTCTGTTCCTGTTACCATAGTTGATGACATAGAATGACAAAAATAAATCTAAAGAGCGTAATTGCTCCTAGTTTTTATGATTTACATAAATCTATTAAAAGTAATCAATATACACATTATTGGTTAAAAGGTGGACGTGGTGGAACTAAGTCGTCATTTATTGCAATAGAGATAGTTTTAGGGATGATGAAAGATCCTTCGGCTAATGCAATGGCTTTAAGAAAAGTAGCTGAGTATCTACACGATAGCGTGTATGAACAAATCATGTGGGCTATTAATGTATTGGAAGTTAGCAATTTATGGAAGTCTACAAAAAGCCCAATGGAACTGACGTACATACCAACAGGGCAAAAGATTATATTCCGTGGTGCTGATAAACCTAAAAAAATAAAGTCTACAAAATTAAGAAAAGGTTACTTTAAGTTTATATGGTTTGAAGAGGTAGATGAGTTTAACGGGATGGAAGAAATAAGAATGATCACTCAATCTCTAATGCGTGGTGGTGAAACATTCGATGTATTTTATTCTTACAATCCGCCTAATTATCCTAGTAGTTGGGTAAACCAAGAAGTACTATTGACTCGAGAAGACAGAATTGTCCATCACTCAACTTATCTAACAGTCCCTAGAGGGTGGTTAGGAGAACAATTCATGATTGAGGCTAAACATTTAGAGAAAGTAAATGAAAAAGCATATAATCATGAATACTTAGGAGAAGTCAACGGAACTGGTGGAGAGGTATTTGGCAACGTTACTGTAAGAAGTATTACAAGTGATGAAATTAAGTCATTCGAGAGAATAAAACGAGGTTTAGACTACGGATATGCATCTGACCCTCTGTCTTACATAGTGATGAATTATGACAGGACAAGGAAACGCCTTTTCATTTATTTTGAAATATATAAAGTTAGTATGAGCAATAGAAAACTAAGCGAATTAATAGTATTAGAAAATATTGAAAACAAAGAAATAATAGCAGATTCAGCAGAACCAAAATCAAATGCAGAATTAAGAAGTTACGGATTAAAAGTTAGAGGTGTGAAGAAGTATCCTGGTAGTGTTGATTATGGAATGCAATTCTTATCTAGAGAAATCGAAGAAATAATAATTGATCCAGAAAGATGCCCTAATACAGTAAGGGAATTTACTAGTTATTCTCTAGAAAAAGACAAAGACGGTAATTGGAAAGCAGACTATCCGGATAAAAACAATCATTCTATTGATGCTATTAGATACGGAATGGAAGACTATTTCGGTGGTCCAAATAAAGTTAAGGCAACACTGGGATTGTCATATTAAAATAAATTTTGTGGTGGTGTAAATAGTAGCACAGGTAAACAAGTTTTGGGTGGAAACTATGATACAAATTCCTGATGGAAACCAGACGTTAGTTGCAAAGACTAACCCACAAATTAATGAGGAGAAATCAATGAATATACCAAAAGAAATTAATGTATTAGGAACTAAATATAAAGTCGATATAAGAACAGATGACGAATATGGCGAGTTTGAAGACAGAAACGCCTATAACGATAGAAGTTCAAAGCGTATTGTAGTTGAAGACTTAACAAAATTAAAAATAAAACATCCATTAGACAACATCGCATATAGCATGAAACAATCGTTTAATCACGAGTTATTCCATGCTTTACTTCATGAGGCCGGTCTTTCGCAATATGCTCACGATGAAACTCTAATTGAAGCATTGGCTATCTTAATGCCAAAAATAAAGGAGTACTTATGACGAAAGTAACTATAAAAAAACAAAATAATATAATCACAGAGATTGATGTTAATGGCCATGCAATGAGTGCTGAGTATGGAAAAGACGTTGTATGCGCAGGCATATCAACTGTCGTAATAGGAACATGTAACGCTCTAGGAGAAATGACGAACTATGATACTAATCAAATTAAAATTAGTGATGGTAGGGTTTTGATTCCTGACATATCTAGCGACATTGTTATACAAATTATCTGTAGGGTTATGATAGTTCAGTTAGAAACAATTGAAGAGAAGTATCCAAAATATGTAAAAGTGATAGGAGGTGAGAAGAATGAATGATTTCAAAATTAATCCAAATTACCGTCAAGAAATGGTTGCGCCACAAGATGAGTTAGATGAGTTAAACGAAAAATTGGAAGGTACTTATCAAGGACCAATTAAAGAAGGAGGGTTTACACCTTTATCAACAGAAGAACGTAAAACAAGCAAAGGCGAAGTTATCGATTGGCATAAAAACAAATTAGATAATTTACAAAGACAAATAGAAGATTGTAAAACGCGTATTAAAGATTTAGAGAATGTTATTGATTCAAAACTTGTAGAAGCTGACATGCTAGAACAAACTCTCTACCACTTAGAAAAGTAGGTGAAACAACATGAATAAAGATTTATTAATTGCATTTGCTAAACTTAAGAAACATGGTCTTGATAAGATACTTTGGAAAGAGATAGCTGCAGCCCACTCATTGACTCATGATAAACACACATCGGAATATGATGCTTATACTACTGAAAAACTAGCTATACATACTAGGGTGCTACCTGATACTACCAAAGTTAACAACAAATTAGTAAATGCGTACAGAACTGAGATAATAGACCAGGTAACAGGTTATCTATTTGGAAATGCTATCAAATACAGTGTCAATGAAGATAAATATACAAGTGACGAACTATTAAAGACTCATAGTGATAAACTAGAGTCTTTTTTAGTTATGAACACCATCGATGACATGGATGCAGAGACTGGTCGCTTACAAGCAATAAACGGTAAAGCGTACCGATTAATCTACACAGATACAGATGGTTATGACATGATCAAGAAACTTAAAGCCTCTGATGTCATTTATTTTGACGATGATCACTCTATTTGGTACTACGATGAAATTAATGAAGATGGCGAAGAGGTTACAGTCGTTGAGTATTATCAAACCACTAACTACAGTATGTTTAAACTTAATCATGAAACAGATGTATGGGTGATTGAAAAAGAAAACCAACTACACAACTATAGTTATATGCCTATTGTTGAGTTTTTAAACAACGACATGGGGATGAATGACATGAAGATAGTTGATTCATTGGCTGATGCATATGACCGTTTATTATCCGATACATCAAGTGAATTTGAACAGTTCAGACTTGCCTATTTAGCATTTTTAAACTGTAGTGTTGACAGTGCAGATATAGTAAACATGAAGCAGACAGGTGCTTTTACCTTACCTAGCGAAAATGGGAATCAAACCGATGTTAAATTTATTGTTAAGGAAGTAGACACAGACTTTGTTGACTGGCTAGAGAAAAAACTTAATAACAATATATATCGTTTCTCAAAGTCTATTGATATGACCGATGAAAAGTTCAGTGGCTCCTCACAAAGTGGAGAATCACGAAAATATAAGTTAATACCACTTGAAACAAAAGCCGGACTAAAAGAACGTAAGTTTAAAAAGTCACTTAGACGTATGTTTAAAGTACTCTTTAGCAAATGGAATAAGACAATGGGTGCTCAAAGTATCGATTATCTGAATATCAAGTTTACATTTAATCGCAAGTTGCCAGTTGATCTATCACATGCCGGTGACGTATTGAATAAGTTAGGTCCATTCTTATCACGAAAAACATTGTTAAGCCAATTAGAATTTATTGACAATGTGGAACAGGAAATAGAACAAAACAAGAAAGAGCAATTAGAAGCCATGGCTAGTGCTCAATTTGAAGGTTTGGATAATAATGAATGATTATGAGTATTGGATTCAAAGAAAAAAGGCTCTTGATAAAAAGGCTCTTGTAGCAGAAAATAAAGTCACGAGAGAAATCTCAAAGGAATATAACAAGACATTAAGTGATGTCCAAGGCAAAATATCACAGTTTTATGCACAGTATGGGAAAAACAACATCATTGAATATACAGACTTAGTTAGGAGACTTCCAACTAGTGAATTAAGGCTCTTATACGAAGACTTCGATGCTTTAATAGCTAAACATCCAGAATATGCCAAACTATTCCCTGTGCGTAAGAAAGCCTATGCATTGAATCGATTAGAAGCCTTGCAAGTTGATGTCTTAAAGTCAATGTCAGAACTAGGAATGATGGAAGAGCAACTTGTTAAAGAGTTCTTACAAAAGCAATATGAAATGGGCTACCTACAGACTTTAGATGACCTAGAAGGTGTGATGAATATATCTAGACCTTTTAATGGTGTCAATCAAAATTCATTAAAGTTTGCTTTAAAAAATCAATGGATAGATGGGAAAAACTACTCTGGGAGAATTTGGGAACAAAAGTCAGTACTTTCAAACTATTTAGTAAATGAATTTAAAACTGGAGTAGCACAAGGAAAAAGCATCCATGACATGAGTAAGATAATTGAAAGTCGTTTTGGTAAGTCTAAATACGTTGCTGATAGACTTGTAAGGACTGAAAGCAACTACATCTTAAACGAATCAGAAATGAATGTTTATGAAGACGAAGGTATTCAGGAATACGAGTACCTTGCAGCAATAGACGAAAGAACATCTGATATTTGTAGAGGTTTAAATGGTCTAAGATTTAAAGTTAAGGATAGGAAAGTGGGCATCAATGTTCCACCAACTCATCCCTTCTGCAGATCAACCACTGTTCCTGCAACTGGTAATGCGGAGAAAAACGAGAATGAACCTGATGATAAAAAGAAATACGAAGATACAAAAGAAGCTTTTAAATCTTACAAATTGAATAATATTGAGTCCGAGTACCGAAAAGAAATAGATGAAGCATTTTTGGATTGTGCTAATAGATATCCTGTTAATACTAAGTCCTTATCTATAAAGGAACATAGTGCTAAATCATCATTTGGAAGATGCAGAACCGGATTTACAACATCAAATAAGAATGGTGTTAAACATGTTAATTTCCTTTCAGAAATAAATTTAAATAAGATTTATATGAAAAATAAAGTTATATCAGATAGAACCCATTTATCTACATATAAAGCTAGAGGCTCTAAGTTGGAATCAGGAATTTCAACTGTATATCACGAATACGCGCACTTTTTAGATAATCAAAGTGTGATATTGAATAACCCTGGCTTATTTGAACTATCAAAGAAACTATCTTCTAATCCAATAAAACTAGAATATAATGACATAGGGATGTATAATAACTTTAATAGGTTGTTAACAAGTGGAAAAGATAATCTTTCAAATAGTATATGGGATTCTTTAAAAACACATTATAATTATTCACAAAGAGAAATGCTTTTAAAAGTAAGAAGTGAGCTTGGATCATATGCTTCAAGTGATGTTTCAGAATTTTTAGCTGAAGGATTTGCTAATATGAATAGTTTGCCTGATAATAAAAAAACTGAATTTATTAAATTATTTGAAGAGGAATTTAATAAAGAGTACAAAAGAAAGTTAGGGGGTAAATAATATGGAAGGCATCAAAGGTTCTATGACTCAAACAAAATATAATGAGTTGGTAAACGAATTAGAAAATTTAAATATGATAATTCACTTTGAAGAGGATGAAGAAAAAAAAGAGGAAATGAAAAAAAGAATTAGTGATATAAAAATTCAAATAAAAGATTTTTAATAGCATCAGCCATACGGCGGGGGTTTTTTTATTGCCTTTTGCTTGTATAGGCATAAAAGAAACTTGAGTTAACTTGGCGAAGTATAAACGAGAAAACAATAGTCGGCGGACTTTAAACGAGGTGAATTAATGAGTGAATACCTAAGAAACAAACTAGGACGTAAGTTTCCTTTAGTCATACAAATGTTTGCAGAAGAAACCGATGAAGAAAAGAAAAAGAGAGAAGAGGACGAGAAAAAAAAGAAAGAGGAGGAAGAAAAGAGCAAAGGGAAAACTTACTCCGAAGAAGAACTAACTGAAATAGTCACTAAAGCTGTTGCAAAAACAATCGCTAAAGAACGTGAAAAGCAAGAAGAAGAAATGAAGAAAAAGGAAGAAGAAATCGAACTTTCTAAAATGTCAGCTGAAGAACGAGCAAAAAAAGAGTTCCAATTAGAACAAGAACAATATAAAAAAGAAAAGGTTCAATGGGAACGTGAAAAACTTTTGTCTCAAGCCAAAGACACTTTAGTCGATTTAAAACTTCCTCGAGAATTTGCCAAGTACTTATTAGCTGAAGACAAAGAAAAAACTTTAGTTAATATTAACGACTTTGAAAAAGCATTCAATGAAGCAGTTAAAGTTAAAGTTGAAGAAGCGTTCAAAGAAAATGGAAGAGAATTTAAAGGAAAACAATTCTCAACTGAAAAGAACCCTTTCGCTCATGGTGAGCATTTTAACTTAACTGAACAAGGTAAGTTATGGAAAGAAGACCCAGAAAGAGCAAGAGCTCTAATGGAAGCATCAAAAAAATAATAAATAATTAGGAGGACAAAAAAATGTCAAAATTTAAATTTATATTAAATATCCAGTTATTCGTAGCAACACGTATAGCGGACGTAATCGTACCAGAAGTTTTTAACCCTTACGTAATTCAGGAAACAGTTAGACTTGATGCATTTGTACAATCAGGAATTGTTGAGAACAATTCTATGTTCGATAAATTAGCGTCTACAGGGGGTATCATACTTAATATGCCATTTTGGAATGACCTTACAGGTGACTCCGAGGAACTTAGTGACGTTGTTCCATTAACAGTTAATCCCATCACATCAGGTCGAGATGCAGCAAGACTTCACATGAGAGGTAAAGCGTGGGGTGCTAATGACTTAGCAGCAGATTTATCAGGTGATGACCCGATGAAAGTTATTGCTTCTAAAGTTGCTAAGTTTTGGGTTGGTGAACGTCAAAAAACATTGCGTAATTCCTTAACAGGATTATTTAACGCAGCGAATATGGCAGTTAATGTACTTGATATCTCAGCCTTAGTAGCGCCAGCAAATAATATCTCCGCTAGTGCAACACTTACTGCTAAACAGTTAATGGGTGACAACGCTGATAAACTAACAGCGATAGCAATGCATTCAGCAGTATTTACATACTTGCAACAACTTGGGCTAATCGTACCAGGATCTGAGTTTAACGATCCAGGATTTAGTTACTACTTAGGTTATAGAGTTATAGTTGATGATGGCTTAGTTCCAGTTGTTGATGTGTATACTACTTATTTATTCGGTGCAGGAGCGTTTGGTCTTGGTAATGGTGGAGCTAAAACTCCAACAGAAACTGATAGAGACTCACTTCAAGGTGATGACATCTTAGTTAATCGTCAACATTATATTATGCATCCTCGTGGCGTTCGTTGGTTAGAAGCAGCTGTAGTTGGTGAAACTCCAACATTCTTGGAAATGGCAAACCTTGCTAACTGGTCAAGAGTGTATGACCCTAAAAACGTCCGTATGGTCCAGTTTAAACATAAAATAAACCAATAATAGAGGTGATTATTAATGAGTTTAACAACATTTAACCGCATGCGTAGACGTTTGGAGGAAATCAAAAAAGATAAAGAAATAGATTTATCAACAATGGTTTTCAACGATCTTCGTCTATTAGCAAAAGATATGAACATGAACAACTATGGATCACTAAATAAAGAAGATTTAATCAAGGCTATCGTTGAAGAAGACAAAAAGCAAAAAGGTAAACAAAAATCTACTAAAGAGTAGGTGTTAATATGACCGAAACAGAATTAAAAGTCTTTGCTAATGTAAAAATCAGGTTACAATTATCTGACAATATAAACAAAGATACGTTACTAGAAATATTAGTCAAAGAAGCCATTGATAACATTTTGCTTTACATTGGTGAAGATATACTACCAATAAAACTAGAAGGTGTTTGTGAGAACTTAACTTGTGCAGTTTATAGAAAAGTCGGAGCTGAAGGGATGAAGACTGAAACAGTGGATTCAGTAACTTATACTTACACAGAAAATGCTTTAATAAGTTTCATCCCTTTGCTCGACAAATATATATCTAACAGGGATAACATATCATCTAGAAAGGCTAGGTTTTATTAATGGTATTTGATTATGTGGTACAAATATATGAAAAAACTAAAACTTCTGATGGTATGGGAGGACACAATCTAGTCAAGGTAAACGAACGCTATCTAGAATGTATGAAACCTACAGAATCATCTGAGAAAGTAATAGATGGCAATAAAATCACTTATAAAGATCAACTTAAACTTATAACGAATGTACCTGTCAACAAAGGTACATTCGTTTTTCACAAAAATGTTGAGTATAAAGTATTAAATCAAAAAGAAGTAAAAGACAAGTACATCCACACCTTAGAAGAGGTGGTTTAATGTTTAAATTTGATGTAAAACTCGAATATGATGATATGGTTCGCGACCTTCGTAAAAAGATGAGAAGAACAAACGAAGAGGCTCGTCAAATCATAAAAAAATACACAAGTAATACAAAACGTGACGCTAAATTAAACGCTCAAAAGGATGTTGATACAGGGTATTTAATGCGTAACATTCGCTCTAATATTGAGCTTGGTGGAATGACCGGAACTGTGCAATCATTTGCTGAGTACTCTCCGCACGTTGAATATGGGCACATGGTCTATAAAGGTCAGATGTTCCCATTGTTTGATAAAACGACATTTATTGGTATGAGGCGGATTAAAGCGACTCGATTTATCGAAGGTAGTCATTATATGGGTAAAGCCTATGACAAAAATGAACCTGGCTTTATTCGCGAAATGACCGAAGATACAATGAAAGGTTGGCGATAAGATGTTAAACCTAGTGGAATTTCAAACGCAATTATACACAATTTTAAGTGCTAACTTACAAGTTGATGTTTATGATCATCGGCCATATGAACCCGAATACCCGTATGTAAGATTTAACTTATCGCTAACCGATACATCGACAAAATCAGAAATCAATTATCAAGTTAACTTAGATGTACTTATCTTTTCAGTTTATCCAGGTAATAAGGAGTTAATACAAAACTTGGATATAATCAAAAATGTTCTCACGGACGAGAACTTAACAACAATTAATAATCAAGCGGTTGTGCTTTTAGATGACTCAGACATCATCGATGAAGGAGAAGAACTGAAAGCGGCTGTTATGAACTATAGAATATTATTATCATAAGGAGGTAATAAGCATGGCAAAAGTAAAAGGTTCAGCAATATTTTTGGAAGTTGAAGATTCACTGTTACCAGGTACTTATATAATTTGCGCGGGTCAAGATAATATTGACGTAGACCGTACGAGAGCAGTTAACGATACCACGACAAAAGACAGTTATGTTGATGGATTCAAGGAATATGAATCAGATTTAGCGGACTGGAAAGTTAATCTAGATGGTGCTATTGAAATCGGGGATACTGGCTTTGATAAGTTAGATGACGCTTTTTTAGCAGGTACTGAAATCAATGTTCGTGTAGCAAAAATCAATGGTAAGAATTATACCGGAAAAGGGATTATAACAAGTTTCCCTTTGAGTGCTCCGAAGGAACACACTAAATATAAAATCGAAATCCAGGGAACTGGAAAATTAACTAAAGCTGCAGATGCAGTATAAAAATTAATATTGAGGTGAAATAATGGAAAATATATTTGTTAATTTAAAAAATGAAAATCTAGAGTTGAAATATCCTTATAGAATTTTAAAAAAAGTTGAAAAAAAAGAAGGATCAATGTTTTCTCTAGTTAAACCCACTCTTGAAAATGCTGAAAAGTTAATAAAATATGGGCTTATGCACACAGAAATAGAATTTACAGAAGAAGACATTGAGAACGTTGCCGAGCAATTATCGGTAGAATATGGAATGTTTGAAATGATTACATTGTTGATGAAACGCTACATGTATGCAGTTAACCCTAAAATAAATCTAGACGAAGAAGGTAAAGAACTAGATGAAGAGGGTTTAAAGATAGTCAACAAAGTCGTATCAGGAATGTTCGGCAGTTAATCAACTTACAATTACCAAGCGCACTTCGAGCAGGACTAAGGTTATCTGATTTTGATGACCTAGAACCTGCTGAAGTGTTTTTTATTATTGAAGATAACTTAAAACACGAACAAGATATGATTGAAGCTAATCAATTATCAGTAATGGCAGCAATTAGCTCTGTATTAAACGGAAAACATATTAAGTTATTTGACGATAATAACGATTACGAAGTTGTTGACGAAAATGTATATGAAGATGAAAAAAACAATTTGAAAGAAAAATACAAAGCGATAGGTGGTGATCTCAATGAGTAGTTTTGGTGCTACAACTAAAAATGTACTAGTTAAGTTTGCAGCGGATTTATCTAAGTTTGATAAGGCTATTAATCAAATGCAGACGAAGATGGATATAGCATCAAGAAAAATGATGGTAATGGGTACAAAAGCAACAATTGGCTTAACTGCTCCTATCGTTGGTATGTCAGTACTAGCAGTCAAAGAGGCAGCTACAATGGAAGGAGCAATGTCAAAGTTTAACGTTGTTTTCCGCGGTGGTACTGAAGAGATGCTAGATTGGGTCGAAGCTTATCGTAAAGACTTCCCCCTTGCAAAAAGTGCAATAGTATCATTCTCTGCGGGGTTACAGGATTTACTTGTACCTATGGGAATGGACCGTTCAGCAGCTGCAGATATGACAAAGGAATGGATGCATTTAGCAGGAGCTTTAGCAGCTTTTAATGATGTACCAATCGAAGATGCCCTTAACGCTATTAGGTCAGGAATAGCCGGTGAATCTGAACCATTGAAAAGGTTTGGTGTAGTAGCTAGTGAAGCTAATATAAAACAAGAGGCATTAAGTTTAGGCTTGATGAAAGCGGGAGACGAGATGACCGCTCAAGTAAAACAACAAGCTTTGTTATCACTCGCCTATCGGATGTCATCAGATGCGGTGAATGGCTTAGAAGAACAAAAAGGATCCTTATTATGGCAAACACAAGAACTTAAAGCAACATTTCAAGATTTTATGGGTGACATTGGAAATACTATGCTTCCAACTATAAAGAAACTAGTAGGTTCCATCCAAAAATGGGCTAATCAGTTTAAAGGGCTTAATGTTGAGCAAAAGAAACTGATCGTTATCGTTGGTGGTGTTTTAGCAGCAATAGGACCATTATTAATCACTCTAGGACTAATCGCTAAAGCTGCAGGATTTGTTGCAGCGGCTTTTGGAGTTATTTTTAGTGTAGTAGGCTTAGTTGTTATTGCAATTATAGGATTTGTCGCTTTATTAGTTAATCTGTATAATACTAACGAGGAATTTAGAACACAGGTCGATGAAATATGGAGTTCAATAAAACTCAACATCACATCAATAATAGAGTCTATAGTAAAACACGCGAAAAAGTTTTGGGCTAAATTTGGGAACGATATTATTGCTATATGGACTTTGATAAAAAAGTACTTTATTGATAAATTAATTTTGCTCTTTGATAATGTAAATCTCGTAATCGGTCTTATTGCAGCACTTTTAAAAGGTGATTGGGCTACCGCTTGGGATGAAGCTTTAGGAATATTTGAAAATTTTAAAACAGACATTGAAAATACAGTTAATTTACTTGTCGGTATTTTTACTAAGATTAAAACTGCTGTTGAAGACGCATTTGGAATTAATTTTGTTGATACATTTAAGGGAGCAGTTAACGGGCTAATCGGATTTTTAAACACAGCATTAGACGGTTTTGAAAATATGTTTAAAATATCGGTGCCTAATTGGGTACCAGGTATCGGTGGCGAATCATGGCAACCTAATTTTGGGTCAATCCCTCAATTAGCAAATGGTGGAATCGTTATGCCACGTCCTGGTGGTGTACTAGCAAATATAGCTGAAGGTGGAAAAGCAGAAGCAGTCATACCACTAGACAAGTTAAATATGGGTGGTAATGGCGTTATAAACCTACATATTGATATCAGTGGCAAGAGATTAGTACAAGCGCTAGGAATACCATTAATGAGAGAAATACGCGTGAGGGGGTAGGACAATGATTGAACTGAAAATAAAAGGTGAAAATGTAGCGGTAAGGGACAACACTATCGCTTACACACATAGAGTTAATGAAAGGTCAAAAGGCAGTATCACTGTCAAAACCCCTTTAGGTGTAAAGTATCAAAAGTACTCAAAATTAGAATTAGAAGAAAAGGGCGAAGAAGTCGCAATTCAAGGTGGATACAATCCCCCATACAACACTAAAGCAAGGGTTAGTTATATTAAAGGCAAGACATCAGTAAATAAATTACCTAATTCTGATGAATTAAAAATAGGCTCAAGTATTGTCCAATATAATTTTGAAACTTCATTATTAATTCCTTATATCAATGATAAAATAACAATCTCATTCGACGCAATAGCAAATGATGATAATATCCACGTTATAGACGCATATTTAAGAGATAACACCTTAGCAAATATTATTAGTGGGTCACAAATGCAAAAAATAACAATCAACGAAGAATGGCAACGTATTTCTTATATATTTACTCTGTCCGATATTAACAGTATTACAGATATAGGATTTGCAATAAGAGGAAATACAAGTGTAGATATAAATAATTTAGGTACATATTCTATCAAAAATGTAGTCATTGAAAAAGGCGAGGTCAATAATACAGTTTACTTTGAAGGTCTTAAATCAGTAGGTGGTACAATCGAAGGACAAACACTACCAACTTTACGAGGACTAGAAACTGTTTATGATGAATTGATAAGTGGCAAGATAACAAGAAGATGTGGTGAAATAATTTTTGATGGCACCAGAGAGTGGACTTACAATTCGACCTTTGTTGATGATGATTATTATAGATTTTATACAACCATTCCTGCTGATATGCTTAAAAATACAAGCACAATAAAATTTTCGGATGATTTATACCATATCGTTTTTGGGGTTTACTTAAATTTAGACGTGCCTAAAATATATGTAAACTCTACGGATGTAAATGATTTAAAAGCATATCTAGTATCTGCCCCTCTAACGGTAATATATCAAATCACCACAGAAACCACCGAATCCACCCCCTCAATCCTATTCGACATGACATACGGACAACCTCTAGTAATCGACTCAATAGAAACCGAATTTAAAGCAATACTCGATTACAAACATCATTTCAGCGGAGTTATCGACACAATAGAAACATACGATGAAGGTAAATCAAGATATCATGAGATAGACTGTATTGATAACCACTATTTCGTGGAAAAACGGACAGTAACTAAGGCTTTTATCGAAGAATTTGCGGGAGTAATAGCAAAGTATATTGTTGATAATGTATTATACCAAGAAGGCATTTGGTATGACGAAGAATCGATACATCAAGGTAACAAGTTGACATTATCGTTTAATTTAGTTTATTGTGATGACGCTTACGACAAGTTGGAGTTAAAGACAGGGTTTGCTTGGTGGATAGATAACGATAAAAAGTTGTATTTTCAAGACCCAACAGCGACAGTCAATCCAACTATAATAACTGATGAAATAATCAAACATAGAACTTTTAAAAACAACATAACTAACTTTCAATATAGAAATACGCAATATATAAAAGGTCCTAAAGGTTACACAGAAACTAAAATCGAAGAGGTGACATATCAAGAAAGTAATCCTAATTCAATCGTATTAGCCTTTAAAGTTGGCAATATTGACAAAATTGAAATCGGTCGAAATGAAGTATACACCGAAATATCAACAGATAAAATAGCCCGAAAAGGCGAAAATCCAGACGCGGCTTTTTTATATTCGAAAGATGATTCTATAATAGCCTACAATAGATGGGGGCTTGATGAATCACTTAGACTAGTAGATGGAGATAAAGTAAGAACATCTTATCAAGGTTTAATTCCTCTACTTGTGATATCAAAGGATTTAGGGCAGATTGAATACGTTAAAGCATTAGAAGGTGGGTCTGGTATAGTCGAAAATGTTGATATCGATCAAGAAAACGAAGGCTATATAGCTTCACTTGAAATTGCTAATGGTAATATAAAAAAATATGGAGATGCAGATACCTTAGACTTTGGCTTTCAAACATATGTTAAGACATTCGAGCCAGGTGAATTAGTACATGCAAATATTTTATCAGAAGGAATCAACGATGATGTATTAATTGAAGAAGTATCTGGAGTAGATGAAGGAGATAGGTTCTTATACTCGATTAAATGTGTAAAAGGTGCTATTCATCCTTCATGGCAAAGATATTTTCAAACGATGTTAGAAGACAGAGCAACAGACGTTGATGATACATCAAACATAACCGATACATTAGTCGTATCAAAAGAATATGTCAAATCATGGACTGTAGAAGTACCGAATCCATTTAACATTTGGTATCCAAGTGAAGTCTTGTTTCCAAGTGAAAACTTGTACCCTAGTTTTGATGATGATAACAGATTTACACGTGTAGAAGTCGACTATTTAGAAAACTTGGTACTGAAAACAAAAAGTTTTAGCAGAAGTATTTATTACCCATCTGATACAGAGATAATTACAATATTTTATATACCACCTGCAGTTTGTAATGGGCTTATCCAGACTTTTAGATTCTACGGTGGGAATGATGGAACACAATTATTAACAACAGTTGATGAATCAGCTAATAACTTTAATAAAAATCAATATGAGTCAATACAAATCTTAAGAACAGATACGAAAGGAAGTTGATACGATGGCCATAATTAGTTTTACGAAAATAATATGGGATTATGTGACCCACAAAGTAAATCCAACAAATTTAAATCGAATAGAAAAAGGCATCGATGACTGCGCGATTGCAATTAACAGTGGTATGGTAGATGAGCTAGGCGTTGTTAAAGCTAATATATCTAAAGATTCGGAGAAGTTAGGTAGTAAGTTAGCAGAAGTTTATTACAATTCAACTGATAAAAAACCTCCTGCAGCGGATGTTACAGAATCAACGACAAAGAGATTTGTATCAGATGCTGAAAAGGTCGCATGGAATGCAAAGGAACCTGCGATTGGTGACAAAGGAACCGCATTTAACAAGAGTTTTGGCAATGTCGTGGGCAGTGTTTGCCAAGGAAATGATGGTCGCTTAACTAATTCTCGCAAATGCGACAACACATTTGATGTTGCTGCTACAGCAAAAACTAACATAGGTCTGGGCTCTGTACTTAACTATGGTATGGCAACCCAGGCAGAAGCAGAAGCAGGTGCTATTGATACAAAATATATGTCACCATTAAGAACAAAACAAGCTATAAATGAAATAGCAGTTACTGCAACATGGGATAATTTGGCGCCATTAAATATAAAGGCAATAAATGACTACACAAAATTTGATTCTATAGGACTCTATTTTTATCCCGCAGTCAATGGTACATACGATCTAGGAACGGCGGTAAAAAAATGGGATACTATTTATGCGGTTACCGATATCATTAACACATCTGACGCAAATAAAAAAACAAACGTCATTGATCTTAGTGACAAGTATAAAGAGTTAATATTAAAAGCAAGACCTGTAACATTTAAATTGTTAAATGATGATGGTACACCAAAAACAAGATTACACTCGGGGTTAATCGCTCAAGAGATAGAAACTTTAATGACAAGCGTAGGATTAACTGATTTAGAACTTGCAGCATTTATTAAATCACCTAGAGTTGATGATGAAGGAAATCCAGTACTTGACGATCAAGGAAACCAAATACATGATTATGGGTTACGTTATGGTGAGTTTATTGCCCCAATGATAGCGGTCATTCAAGATTTAAAAAGTGAAAATGAACAATTGAAAAGTGATATACAATTAATCAAACAACATTTAGGAATATAAGCAGGTGGTGAAAATGTGACTTTTATAAAAAAAATAATAAACTTGGTAGTTAACTTTGTCTTAGGTGGAGTTAGCTTTTTTACTGCAATTAGATTTTGGTTGTTGGACTTAAATACTATTGATTACATCACAGGCGTGTGCTTGATGATAATCGCAATTATAGGCGCAGGGAAGTTTCTTGTGGGTTGGAAGATACCTTTTATAGACAATTTCCCATTTATTACAAAGGCTTTTAATAGTGTTAGAACAAGACCAGAACGGTATATGAAGATGGTTGAAAAAGGAGACTTCTCAATCATCTATTTATTTATACAATTTATAGAAAGGATAGTGAAAACTATGAGAAATATTATAAAAATAATCATTGGATGGTTAACATTTGTGTTTAAACTTAATCCTAAAACATCCGGAGCTAATGCAGCTGTAATCGGCTTGTACTATGCGATTGTGAGGGAATTATTTACACGATACGGATTGATGAACGCTACTGTTGAGATACTATTGAAACAGGATGGTGAGTTTTACAAATGGTTGGGCTTATACACTGTAGGCTTAATTGTAGCCTTGCTAGGTGTCAACAGCATAGGTTGGGAGGATATACAAAAGTGGACTAGTAGAGTTAACTTTAGAAAGTTAACTAAATTACGTGATGATTTAATCAAACTTGATGTAAAACTAAATACAGATATCGTGGAAATGTCACTAAACAAGGCCTATACATTACTAGCATTAGTTAAATTGTTCATCCGTGAAGAAGAATATGTAAAAATTAAAAACCTTTTAGATGACATGGAATACAAGCTAGCAATGTATGAAGCTGATGAAACATTAAAAGCAGAAGAAGCGCGTCAAAAACGTCTCAAGGAAGCAGAACAACGTAGACAACAATTAGGAAATCAAGAACGCCAGGAGCAACCATCAGAACAAGACAGTAAGTATAGGATCAACAGATGATAGTTGAATTTGTAAAAGAAAACTATCTTATTATAATTGTCGCAACTGTCTCGTATAAGTTACTTGAGATTATCTTCAGAAGAACTTTTAGAGGTCTGGGAGAGTTGCTTAGGTGGATGTTTAAACCTGTTGGCGAATCTGTAACAAAAGTAGCTACAAAATTAAGAAACATGAAAGTCTTGGTGTATCTGTTGCTTATAGTTAATATTGGACTAATCAGTCTAATTGCATACATTTATTTAAATGGTTAGGGGTAAAACCCTAGCCCTTTTTTATTTATATGTTGATTTTTTGGAAAACTAAGCATATAATATTTATAGGAGGCGATAATATGAAAAAGAAAATTTTTATAACTATTTTATTTTCTATGTTGTTGTTATTGGGGTGCGCTAAGGAAGAAGTAAAAAAAGAAGTGAAAGTAATAGGATTTGAAGTGGTAAGTAACGGAGATACCGTTTCAAGGAATTTGATAAATAAGAAAACTAATCCAAACAACGCTGTTAATCTATCATCTGTTATTCAAATTGAAACAGAACTAATAGAAGTCGTTAGAATAAACACAGTTATAACATTTAAGGTGACTTTAGAAAATACTAAATCTAGACAAATACAATCCGTTGTAGTTAACGACACAGGAACGGAAGTGTTCCTAAATTCAAGCTCAACGATCAATAGCGAACAAGCAATGACATGGGAATATACGAATCCAGGTGAAATTATAATCAAACTACATTCAGGTGCAAATCCATTAGATAAAGTAATAGAAATTGTGTCAGTAAAATATATTGATGAAAACAATAACATCATAGATAGCATCGTTAGCGAAAATTTATCAGTTTCAGTACGTGTAGATTCTATCCCATATTTTAAATTTGATATTTCAGGATATAAGCCTTTTAATAAGTTTCACATGGAACTATGCGGTGAGCTATTTGCTTGTGAAAAATTAGGTTATCTAGGGCAAGTAACAAACAAAATAATCACTATTACTGTTGATGGTACTATTTATCCTGTTTCAACAGATGAAGAGATGGATAACATTTTAAACATAACCGTTTACAATTCTTGGATTGAAAACTTTAATATAATGGAAACCGTGACTGAAATATACGTAGACTCAATAACATATGAATATATTAATCCAGATCAATCAATTGAGATAAGAACACTAACTATAAACCGGATGATAACGTTAGATTGGTAAAGCAAAAAGGACCTATTTATTTAGGTCCTTTTTTTTATTTGCCTATTTAAAACTGAATGATATACATCGTACATTGTGTGCCCATCTAAATTACCGTCTTCAGTGATTGAATTAGGATTGTCTTCTATCAATTGTTTATTTAATTTTTCACATAAGGCATATGCTTTTTCTTTGCTGGTAAAAGTTTCTATATGTTCTCCGCTATCACATGAACTACCTAAAACAACATAAATGATTCTCATCTCTATTTCTCCCCCATAAATCTTTCTTTATACTTACTCAAAAACTCAATTGGTGTTAATCCTAAACCGATTGCAATCGATTCCATTGTAGTAAGTGACATCCCTTTAAAACTACTATTGCGTTGTATAAGTTTATATAACACATCTTTTTCGACTTCTGCTATTTTTGCTATTTGATTAGGATTTGTATCTTCTTCTTTGCAGATAACTTCTAGCCAATGATTATCTTCAATCTCATTGCTCCATAAAGCATTTCCACATTCTTCAATAAAGTTTGAATCTCTCTTTAAGTATTCATTAATAAATTCTTGTTCAGTACATGGTGATAACTCATTGTGTAATTTTTCTCTAATATCATCATTCATAAATTCAATCATTTGTTCAAAATCATACTCAGTATTATTAACTATAACTTTTATCATTTTATTGATCCTTTCCTATACGGTTTTTATGGTTGACCGTAAACCATTATTTGGCTATTGATATTGATGATAAGTGATTTGGAACATGAGTTCTGATAAGTCTTTTATAGTAGCACTATTTAAATCGTGTGTCGTAAGGACACTAATCAGATACATTCCATCATCATCTTTAAATCTCTCTGCTAATCCTCTTAATTTACATTGCATGCCATTTGTGTCGAAGTCATATCCGTATTTCATCATCAATGATGGAATGTTGCAAATTACTATACTTCTTTTCCCGTTATGATTACTATAATATATTTCATGATTATCTGTATCATCAGCTTCTTTAACTATTATATATAAAGTATGTAAACTATGCCATCTAGGAGAGTCATTATTCTTATCAAATTCTACTTCCATTTTATCTTTAATTATTTGTGCTAGCCAACTTGAATCTTCTAATTTTCTCAT